GGGGCGGGGAACAGGCGCAGATAGCAGCAAACGCATTAGGAGCCGCAAATAAGGCACAGGTACAAGGAATAAAAAATGCAGATGATGCACGAAAACAATTAGACGAAGTTCGTGCTGAACAAGAAAAAAGAAGAAAAGAGTCAGAAGCTAAAGCCGCAGCTGATGCACAAAAGGCTATACAAGAATTAGGTCAGTCTCTTCTAAATATTTTAATGCCAGCTATTAAATTATTGACAGCAGTGATAAATCCTTTGGCTAAATTCGTCAGTGCAGTTATGACACAGTTTGAAAAACTAAACGGAATTGTGCAAACTATTATTGTAACTGGGTTAGCGTACCTTGCTTATCAAAAAATGAAACGTGCTACTGATGCCGCAACTTCTGCTTTAGGACAAAATCCCCCACCTGGTGGCGCAGGCGGAGGCGCAGGAACCGGAACGGGCGGCCGACTAGCAGGAGCACTTAAAGGAGGCATTGGTGGTGTTGTGGGCGGACTTGCTCTTGGTGCAGCCGCAGATTATGCTAGAAAAAATGAAAAAGAAAATGCTGCAACAGGGTTAGACATTGCAAGTCAGGCAGCTACTTTTGCAGGGTTAGGTGCTATGCTAGGCAGTATTGTTCCGGGTGTAGGCACCGCTATAGGTGCAGGAGTAGGCGGCGTAGCAGGAGCAGGATACGGGCTTTACCAAAATTGGGGTAAACTATTTGGCAATGTAGGTGAAGAAAAAAAGATGGCTGCTGGTGGTATTGTTACACAACCTACTAATATTCTTGCAGGAGAAGCAGGATCCGAAGCTATTGTTCCGTTGAGGCATTTAGAAAGTTTAAGAACTGAACTAGAAACGTTAAATAAGAACACAATAGAAATGCTCAGGTATATGAAAGAAACAGCTGATTATGCCAAAAAGAATGTTGATGCAACTAAAGGATTGAGCGGAGATTTGTTCAAATTTTAAATTATGAGTTGGAAAAAGTACTTCACCCTAGTTAATACTTCAGGCGCACTGAGCCCTATCAACGGATCGATGAGTTCAATGGGCTTAGATGCCAATCCTAGCCATAGAAATTATGCAAGCTATCTACCCGATGTTTATTCCGGGCATCCTAATCGTTTAGAACGTTATGGTCAATATGATACTATGGATAGTGATAGTGAAGTTAATGCTGCATTAGATATACTTGCTGAATTTTGCACACAGGAAAATGAAGAAAACGGGACTCCATTTCAGGTATTTTTTAAAGAGCAAGCAACTAGTACAGAAATAAAAATTATTAAAAAGTTCTTGCAACAATGGACAAAATTAAACAAATTTCATACAAGAATGTTTAAAGTTGTTCGTAATACTTTTAAGTATGGAGATGTATTTTTTATACGTGATCCAGAAACACAATCTTGGATGTATATTGATCCAGCTAAAGTTGACAAAATTATTGTTAACGAAAGTGAAGGTAAAAAACCCGAACAATATATTATTAGAGATTGGAATCCTAACTTAGAAACATTAGCCGCTACACAAATTAATCCTAGTAATGTTACTGGTGGTGGCAGCCAATATGCAAGCGGTTATGCTGGAAACAATGCCGGTGTTGGTATGAGTAGAGGTATGACAGGATCATATCCTAGCAACATTACAGGTGGTAGATTTCAAAAATCCGAAAATCAATATGCAATTGATGCAAAACATGTAATTCATTTAAGCTTAAGTGAAGGATTAGATAACAACTTTCCATTTGGAACCAGCTTGTTAGAAAGTATTTTTAAAGTATATAAACAAAAAGAACTTCTTGAAGATGCGATTATTATATATCGTATTCAACGTGCACCAGAACGTCGTGTATTTTATATCGATGTTGGTAATATGCCTAGTCACTTAGCTATGAGCTTTGTTGAGCGTGTTAAAAATGAAGTTAATCAACGTAGAATTCCAAGTGTAACTGGTGGCGGGCAAACGGTTATTGATGCAGGATATAATCCATTATCTATAAATGAAGACTATTTCTTCCCACAGACTGCTGAAGGAAGAGGAAGTAAAGTTGAAGTTTTACCAGGCGGAACTAACTTAGGGGAAATTGATGATCTTAAGTATTTTACTAATAAGTTGTTTAGGGCTTTGCGGATACCTAGTAGCTACCTCCCTACTGGATCTGACGACGGAGGAAGCAACTTCAATGATGGTAGAGTTGGAACAGCATACATTCAAGAATTACGATTTAACAAATATTGTGAAAGACTGCAATCAATATTAAATGAACACTTTGATGTTGAATTTAAAGCTTATCTAAATAATAAAGGTATTAATATTGATAATAATATTTTTGATATTAAATTTAATCCTCCACAAAATTTTGCTGCGTATCGTCAAAGTGAAATGGATACTGCTAGAGTAACAACATTTAGTTCAGTTGTTCAAATTCCTTTTATTAGTAAACGATTTGCATTAAAGAGATTCTTAGGATTAAGTGCAGAAGAAGTTGCAGAAAATGAAACATCATGGCGAGAAGAAAACATTGATGCAGATACAGAATTAAGTGCAAGTGCAGAGTTAAGAAGTGTCGGTGTTACAGCAAATGGAATGGCAACTGACCTTAGTGCCATAGGTGGTGCAACTACTCCACCTGCACCCGAACCGGGACAAGAACAAGCTGGCGGAATGCCCGCTGCTGAAACACCGCCTGCTACATAAATATAATATTATGTTACTAAGAGAATTTATTTATTTTGACAAAAATCGAGCAGATATGACTGACGATTTTCGTTATGACTCTGATAAAGATACTAGTATTATTCATAAAGGTGATACGAGAAAAGTAAAATTAACCCTTCGTATGTTAAATGATTTAAGAAAAGCAGGAGATAGCAGGGAAAAAGAGAAAAAAGAAGATCTCGGTTTAGTTAGAAAAATGTATGCAGCACCCCCACCCGAAGCCGCTGCTGTATAAAATTTAATAAAAAATTATTTTTTAGGTTAAAAACGCCTCGTTTTGGCCTATTTTCGGTATACTTTTTTAAAAAGTCTTTAAATATAATCACAAAGCCTTGCCGCTACCAATTAAGGAGAAATTTGCAATGTCTACAAAGTTTGAACAACTTCTAGACCTAATTGTTAACGAAGAAATGGATAAAGCTAATGAGCTATTTCATGAAATCGTTGTCGAAAAGTCTAGAAATATTTATGAAAATCTAATTGCTCAAGAAGCAGCTGACAACGAAGATATGGAAGAGTCAACTGACGAAGATATGGAAGAGTCAACTGACGAAGATATGGAAGAGTCTGCTGATGAAGGAGATATGGATGAATCTATTGAGTTAGAAGATTCATACATGATGGACGGCGACGATGACGAAATGCCAATCGATCCATCAGGCGAAGAAGAAACTGATGATCTCGAAACAGACGTATCTGCCGATGATGACATGGGCGGAAAAATGTCAGGAGACGACGAAGTTGAGTATGATATTCGTGATGCAATCGAACAATTACAAGCTGCATTAGACAAGCTTGAAGGTAATGTTGGAATGGATTCCGGCGACGAGTTTGATTCCGATATGGGTCCGGATATGGGTCCAGATATGGATTCTGACATGGAACCAGACGAATTAAAAATGGGAATGCCAATGGAAAGCAAAAAGCGTATGACACGTGAGTATGTTGAAAAAGTTGGAAATGACTGGGAAAAAAGTGGTTCTATGAAAGGCCAAAAGCAACATGTAGGTGCTGGTACAGGTGACACAGAAAGTGCTCCTAATGAAGGTAAAAGCCCTATTGCTAGTGGTGCAAACAAGCCAGGCCCTGCTGGAGTAAACGGTAGAAACTTAAATCAAGGTGCTACAGAAGGTCAAACCAATACAGGCACAAGCCCAGGTAAAGTTACAAAAGGTATTAACCCAACTTCCGGCGAAAAGTTTGCCAGCGGCATTAACAATGTTGACGGTAAAAAATCCGGTGTTAAAACTTTAAGTAATGTTAAAGGTGGCCACGGTCCTGAAAAGAAGGGTGCCGGTCCAGGTCCAGTAGGTTCTGGAACAGGTGACAAAGCTGGTCAAACCAGTACACCTGCTGTTAAGCAATTCTTAAAGCCATATAGCAAATAATTAGAGAAACAGGATGAAACTAGCTTATCTAAGAGAACATCTAAGTTTTGATCAATCTGGTATTGTTTTAGAATCAGACGACAAGGATGGCAAAAATCTTTATCTTAAAGGTATTGCCATTCAAGGTGGGATTCGAAATGCCAACGGTCGTGTATACCCGGTTGATGAAATTGAACGTGCAGTTAAAACACTTAACGATCAATTACAAAACGGTTATTCAGTTTTAGGTGAAGTAGATCATCCTGATGATTTAAAAGTTAACTTGGACCGAGTCTCACATATGATTACTAATATGTGGATGGAAGGTCCTAATGGTTATGGGAAGATGAAAATTCTTCCTACCCCAATGGGTAACTTAATCCGCACAATGCTCGAAAGCGGTGTAAAACTTGGTGTTAGCTCACGCGGCAGCGGCAACGTTGACGATTTAAGCGGCCGAGTATCTGATTTCGAAATTATTACTGTGGATGTAGTTGCACAACCTAGCGCTCCGGGTGCTTATCCTACTCCTGTTTATGAACATCTCATGAACATTAGAGGCGGAAGCAAAGCATTTAAAGTTGCTAGTGAAGTAAAAGAAGATCCAAAGGCCCAAAAATATTTGAAGGAAAGTCTCCTTCAGATCATCAAAGGTCTAAAATAAGCCCGAGGAGAAAAGTAAATGTTGGACGCATTCAAACAATTAGTTGAAAGTGGCATGATGTCAGAAGAAGTAAAATCTGAGATCGAAACTGCTTTTACTAAAAAATTACAAGAGAATCGCGACCAAGTTACCGCTGAACTTCGTGAAGAATTTGCACAAAAGTATACACATGATAAAGCTATCATGGTAGAAGCAATCGACAAGATGTTAAGCGACAGATTGGCCGCAGAGATGGCCGAATTGCACGAAGACAAAAAAGCTCTAGCCGAAGCACAAGCAGCATATCGTACAAAGATATCTGAAGATGCTAAGAAACTAGAAGGTTTTGTAATCAACCAATTAGGCAGAGAATTAGTAGAATTCCAAAACGATCGTAAGAAAGTTTGGGAAAATTTCGGAAAGCTAGAACACTTTGTTGTTCATGCTTTATCACAAGAAATTGGAGAATTTGCTAAAGATAAAAAAGATCTAGCTGAAACTAAAGTTAAGTTAGTTCGTGAAGCTAACGCAAAATTCCAAAGTATTAAGCAAAGCTTTATTAAGCATTCTGCTCAAATAGTTGAAAACACTATTACACAAAAATTAACATCTGAAATCAAACAATTGAAAGAAGATATTGATAGCAGTCGTAATAATGATTTCGGACGCAGGATTTATGAAGCATTTGCACAAGAGTTTGCCGGTTCTTACTTAAACGAAAAATCTGAAACAAGTAAATTGTTAAAGATTATCGAAAAGAAAGAGCAAGAATTAGCAGAAGCCAAACAGACTGTAAATGAAAAAGCATCATTAGTTGAATCAGTACAACGTGAAATACGTGTTACTAAGGATCTAATGGAGCGTAAACACGTTATGGCTGAACTATTGGCACCGTTGGGTGCCGAAAAAAGAGGGCTAATGAAAGAATTACTAGAGAGTGTACAAACTCAAAAACTTTCAGCAGCATTTGACAAATACCTACCCGCAGTAATGGAAGGCGAAACCATGAGAGTGGCTAAAAAAGCTACTCTAACTGAAAGTACCGCCGTAACAGGCGATCGTGAAACCAAGCCAGAGGTAGGCTTAGACAACATCTTAGATATCCGCAAATTAGCGGGTCTAAAATAATAT